GAGTCTCGTGGGCTCGGAGATGTGTATAAGAGACAGCGTCATCACGACGTTTTGACTTTTTGGACTTACGCGGGCTTTCATCTTCGTCATCGTCGCCCAGGTCTTCGTCGGAACATGAAGACCCGCCACCGCCGAAGGCTTCGCCGTCATCACGGAAGCGCATACCCAGCAGACCACAGCCTAAGCCTTTGCCGTTGGTATTGTTCCAGGCCCAAATATCTAAGGAAACGTTGCAATAGCAACCGGAATAGATTTCCTTCCCTTCGATTTCGTCGCCGTCGATGGTCAGACCCTGCTCCGTCTGCTTCTCGCCTTCGGAAGTCTGGATGATCGGCTGTTTGAATGATTTGGCATTGATGTACAGCTTTCCTTCAAACTCTTCCGTCACTTCTTCACGCTCGTCACCATCACGAACTGCACATTCTTTCGAATCCTGTGCGTAGTGGCGGTCCATCCACTTATCGGCGTTCTTTTCAGACTTCAGCTTTTCGGTGAGCACTGCGCGTGCCGCCGCTTCCACTTTGTCCACCTGCGGATCTTCTTTATCAAGAATAATCACTGCACGATATGCCGGTTTTTGTCCATCCTGTTTAGGGGTATCACGCTCCCAAATTTTCAGGAAGCATACACGTACATTTTTCAGGTTGACTTTAGCCATTTTCCAATTCCTCATTTCACATGTATCGGGGCTATTAGAAGCCACCCCGTCCGGCTTGGTTGCTAATGTACTTGGTTGCGTTTCCGCGGTCAAGTGTTATTTATCAAAAAGTTTTAAAATCAGGTCGAGATATTTGTGCAGCCACACCAGCGGCGGGCGGTGCACGTTGTTTTCCATCCAGTTCAAACAGGCTTCATTATAGCCATCCTCCCACAAGCGGGATGGGTGGCGAATCATCCAGGCTAACGCCAGCAGACCGCAGCAGGTATGTACTACGAATCCCAGTGCCGCCAACGGCAGCACCATAATCATTGCCAGAATCTTATTCATCGTTTAAATCCTCGTCGCTTGCTTCTTGCCATTCCGGGCGCGGGTCGTCAACTGGTGCCAGGACTGGTTTCGCAGGTGCACGCGTGATTTTATCTTGCAGCTTCGCCCACACTTTCGGTTTTTCATCCTTCAGCACCTTCTCCGCGTCGGTCGGACTGATTAATGATTCCTTATACATCAGGTCGCGCTTGATCCGGGCCGTTGTGAATACGGCGATAACTTCGCTTTCATCCTTCCACTTACGCGCACCTTCACGACCAGCTACCAGCTTCAGGCCCAGCGCTTCGCCGTCACCGGCTAACACTGCTTTGAATACGGCAGCCTCGATCGCTTTGATGTGCTGGCGCATGGTTTCCAGGCCGTCGTAAGCCTTCTTCAGTTCTTCCGTGGTCATAGCACCGGCTGGCGCTTCTTTCTTACCACGCTTCGCACGTCGGGCAGCTTTCCGGGCTTCGCGGGCCATGTTCCGGTCGTGGTTTTTGCATTCTTCCTCGGTGGCAATGCTGACATCGTCGCCCAGGTCTTCGTCGGTTGCCGTTGGTGGCGTCATTGTGTCGATGGCGGCTTTAGCGCGGGCACTACATTGATCCGCAAATCGACACCACTGACACGCATCGGCGCTCGGACGGAAGTCTGCACGGGTGAGATTCTTCTTACCCTTAGCGAAGGCATCCAGGGCGGCTACTGCGCGTTTTGCTGCGTACTTGGCGAAGATTTCCAGTGCTTCCACTGAAATATCCCACTCCGATGCGCCGCCGCAATACGGCTGGAAGATGACCAGGCGAACGGTGGTAATGTCGTACATCTTTTGCAGCTTGCGCAGCAGACCGAGCGCATACAGCATAAGCTGTTTGTTCTCTTTCGCCTCGACCTTATGGCGTCCGGTCTTCAGGTCGCCCACAATGAGCATGTACGTGCCGTCGGTCTTCTTCATGACCATAACCATATCGGCAGTACCGAAGGTCTTGATCGCTTCGCCGTCAATCTCGTAGCCTTTGTGCAGGACACGAGTCAGATCCGCGCGCATCTCAAGCTGGACAAACTCGGCAACTTCCAGGAGTGGACGCCAGTGGTCGATGTACGCGTCACACTGTTTCACCATGTCGTCAGTTACCAGGATGGCGTCCTTAGGTGCTTTCGCTGCTGCTTTAACTGGGCCTTTACCCTGATTTTCGACGTAACACCCTTTATAGGTCTTCGCCGTTATATGGTCTTCACCCGCTATAATGCGGTTTAGCACCACTTCAGATACGGTGTGCATACTCGTACCGTTGATCGCGGCTTGCCCGGATTCGTTCGGAATACCTTTCTCCACCACCAGGGCGGCAGGACACCCCATCCATTTTTTAGCGCCGGATGGGCCGAGTAATGAGTGTTCTGTGTTACTGCCGGATTGCGTCTTGCGCTTCGCTTTGATAGCCATTATTCGACCCTCGTAAACTGTACAATTACATATTTCATGTATACACCCGCCTTTTCGCAACGGCGCTTAATTTCGTTTTGCGCGTCCACAAAGCACTTGCTGGCGTTAGTGTTTTCGACGATAAAGGAACAGTGGTCATCTAATTTGTGGCATGTTGCCAGGACGAAGAATTTCATTATGGCGTCTCCCAACGGTCAATAGTTTTTGCTTCAGACCCAACTGCAAAGCGAACATATTCATGATTCGAGTCCGCCCATAAATAAAAGTCTGGATTAGCGAAGGTCGTGCGCTTAATTTGTGCCGGTGTTTCACGCTTCTTACTAATTACGGCAACGCGGGATTGAAAGGGGCCGGTGCGCTCGAATAGCCAGTAGTACGGGCGCTGGTCGCGCGAGTCTACCGCTTCGATTAACGTGAATCGTGCCATTGTCTCGTCTCTTAAAAAGAGGCCCGCTATTCTGCGGGCCTGGATTATTAGTCTTCCAGTTCGAAATAGGTTTCGACAATTTCTTTCAAGTCGTGGTGGAAGTCTTCCACGTCTTCGTCGTCAAGTTTAGCGACGGACTTGATTTCGTACGACTCCAGCAGGTCGTCGAATTCGTCGTTAGCATCGTCATCGTCGCCGCCTGCAATGATTGCCGCGTATTGTGCAATTTCATCGCGCATTTCTTTCAGCGGATCGGCGTCTTTCTTAGCCTTCCCTTTGCCCTTGCCTTTGGCTGGCTTTTCTTCCGGTTCGTCTTCGTCGTCGTCATCTTCTACGACTTCTTTTTTCGCCTTGCCCTTAGCCGTGGACTTCTTAGCAGGCTTCTTATCTTCCTGCTCTTCATCTTCGTCTTTGGCTTCTTCTTTCTTAGCCTTAGACGGTTTCTTATCTTCCTGCTTACCAACGGCAGCGCCCTGAGTTTCGTAATGTTTAGCGATGGTTTCCAGTGCTACTACGCCGCGAGTAATCAGATTCAGGATTTGCTCAAACATGGTATGTCTCCGTTTAGTTAAAAGTGAATGTCGTTTCGACGAGGTGAATAATAGATTGGTTGCAGTATGGGTGTCAACAACTAATTTAAAAAAAAAATCCCCGAAGCAAAACGCAACGGGGATAACCATAAGAGACAATGAGACGGTTTTTATTATTACACGCGCGCGCCCGTTTCAATATACAAAAACAGTTGACACCAGTTTGATTTGGGTGTAGTTTCTTTGGTCATTAACCAACAGGAGACGGATTATGAATATCAACGAAGCAATTGAAGTGTTATCTAATGCAATCCGCGGCGAGACGGGTAAATCCTGGTATTACACGAATGCGGTGGATACTCTGTTATTTGAGGTGTCCCGATTATCGCGTGTAGAGAAAGAGCTTACCGCCAAACTTGAATTGCTGAACGGTACGGCAGCGAGCAAGCTGCAAAAGCATAACGAAGAAATGGAAGAATACAAAAAGCAGGTTATCAGACTGCGCGAAGAGGGTAAGTCCTGGGCGATGATTGCCGAGTTAACTGGCATTAACCAGAGCACGGTGCGCTCATGGGTACGCAATACTAAAACCGCTAAGTAAGGACTTGAGACGATGAGAAATATAGAATTTGCGATCACACCTCCGGCAAAGAAAGGTGAATCAGCGGTTGCCCATAACCAATCCATGACTACCGCCGAGTTTTTCGAGTTTATGCTGGATGCGCCGGTGGTGTCGTCAGTTTGCATTAACGGCACTGAAGATAAGAAAGAATACGCGCGTCGTAAACGTAAAGGCGACGGTATTGTGGCAACAACCACCGACGGCACGCGTAAGAAGACCGGCGTTGTTGACCGTTCGATCCTGTTCTTCGACCTGGACCGTGCTGATAACCGCACACTTACCCGCTGCCGTAGGGCTTTCCGCAAGTCCGGCCTGGAATACGTCTACCACACCACCACCGGAGACCGCCACCCGTTGAAGGATGGCAAGCGCTGCGTCCGTTTCCTGGTGCTGACAAACAAACCAGTTCCGGCTGAAGACCTGGGCCGCGCGCAGGCTGCACTGCTCGAACAACTGGGCCTTACAGACGCTGGCTTTGATGACTGCTCGAAAGACACAAACCGTCTTATGTACTTGCCTCACCAGCAGGCTAAGGTCGAATGCCATGAAGGTAAACGCGCTAACGTGCGTCGTCTGCTCCGCTTGGCTGACAAGATGGGTATTGAGCAGGAGACGTTTCGCCGTGAACTGGTGCAGGGCGACGACGAGCAGATGAACGGAATCCTCGACTGGTGTTTCCAGGCTGGCTTTGAGCCGTTGCCATCCGGGCGCGGTTATGAAGTGCCGTGCCCGAACGAACATCTGCACTCTGGCGAAGGGTCAACCGCTATCATGCTTAAGGATGGCGAGATCCGTTTCAAATGTATGCACACCGGCAACGGTTGCTGTTCGGAACTGAACAAACACCAGCACCTGGCGCTACGCATGATTGGCATCCCGGATATTTATAACGTGGAACCGCACAACATGTCACGCAAACAGATCTCGGCTATCCTGCCAGGTCTGGACGATGAAGAAGTGGACGCGCAGTATGAGCACATGGTCGATCTGGTAGGCGAGGGTGAGGATTATGCTTCCTGTACCGACGCAGACCTGGAAGACGAACCGACGGCGCTGTTCTCTAAGCACGACCCGATCATCGAAGGTCTGATTAACTTCAAATCGACGTGGTACGCAGCGGGCGAATCGAACATTGGTAAATCCTTCTTCGTCCTGGGTCAGATGGCTGCCGTTGCCGCTGGTATCCCGTTTGGTGGTGCGAAGGTTGTCCAGTCCCATTGCTTCTATTTCGATGCGGAAGGTGGCGAGGCGTCACACCAGCGTAAAGAGGCACTGCAGATTAAATATGAGCACGACCTGGACAAGCTGCACATTGTAGACCTTCAGGCACGCGGCTGGGATATTACGAGCAAATCCGGCCTGCGTGAAGTCATCAGCTTTATCAACCGCACCGCGGATGGTGAACCGGTCGGCCTGGTGGCATTCGACTCCCTTAACCAGACAGTGGCCCTGCGATCGGCTGCCGCCAAACCGTTCGATGAGAACAACGCAAGCGATATGGGTGAGATTGTCAAAGCGCTGAAGGCCATTGCGGAAAACACAGGCGGCAGTGCGGGCGTCATCCACCATCCGGCTAAGGGTGCAAACGGCAGCAGATCCCCGCGTGGGTCCGGTGCGCTACATGGTGCGGTGGATTCTGCATTCTTCCTGGAACAGCCAGACGAGAATCAGCCAGGCCAGCTAAACCTGTACCACGAAAAAGCACGTAACGGCGTCAAACAGGGTCCGCGCGGCTTCGTGCTACTGAAGTGCAAAGTATCCATTAATGAGCGCAAGTCTGACTCGTTCGAAGCGCACCAGTCCACTAACCCCGGACCGGACTTCGGCGATGTAGTCGCCGGATGGGACGTCAAGCCAATCCAGGCCACGCCGCGCGACGAGACTCTGTACCTCGTACCGGTAGCGCTGACCCCGTTCGCTATTGAACAGGCTAAGGCGGCAGGCAAGCAGGCTGTTAAGGAAGAGAACACCGCAGGCCCGCGCAATGAAAAAGAGAAAGTGCTGTACGCAGCGCTCGAAGCGTTGATGGAAGAGAATCCTGGCCACCACGGCTTCAGCAAATCGGCAATCGTCCGCAAAGCTGGGCTGGCGAAAGGCGGCACTTCGACGAAGCCAATCGACGATATGCGTGAGCGCGGAATCATCGGATTTTACAAAGACCCGGACACCGGGGCCATTTACGGATCGTCGAATCTGGTTATCAATTCACAAATACCTATGCAATTGACGGCGACGGACGACGACCTTAAAGATTAAATTCTGCGCGCATTGGTTGCCAGATTGAGCATTAAATCTATATCGCATTGGTTGCCGTGTAGTGCTAAATAAGTGAATAGTTATGCAAAATAAGTGCATAAAACAAACGGGACAAAAACGGGACAAACTACAAGCGGGACAAAACGGGACGTCCCGCCGTCCCCGTCAGGCGCGGTGCGGCTTTGAGGCGAACGGGACAAGCGGGACAGACCACAGTCTTTCAGACTAGACGGGGGGTATTGTCCCCCCTCCGTCTGAGACTGCATAAAATCTCTGGTTGCATAATCAACGGCAGCATAGTGAAAATTGCGGCGGGGGTAGATCTCGGCAACCAATGCATGATGGATAATGGAGAGTGAAAAATGCAGTTTGCAATTGCAACTCATAGCGATCAGCATTTTCATGCGCGTGATTGATATTGGTTGCATTCGTCCTGCCAGGGTGTTAGATTGGTTGCATACCAAACGAAGGAGGGCATTCATGAAGGCTTTAATCTGGAATTACACATCAGCGGTCGCAGCGCTCTATGAGGCGAAGCACACAAACGGCAACGCCGACCACGCACGCCAGGCTGTCATGTTCGCGCAGCAGGCGATCTTTGCAGCGTTCGACAACATGGACGCCAGCCTGGATGAACTGGAACCATTGCGTGTGGCAATCTGCGAGTATGCGATGAAATTCGCCCGTGAACGTCTTGCTTACCGGTTTGGCATCGGCGAAACGGCTACGGCTAACATCGCCCGCATTCAGGCCCAGCGCGAGCTATTCGCCCAGCTTGCGAAATAAGGGGCCAAAATGAGCCGTAGACGAGCCAAACAGCTTTCGTGGCTGATTCCCCTGCATTGCATACGAATATGGGCTAAGAATGCGACTGAGGGCGATTCTGTGTTCTGGAGCTATCGGGATGACGTCAAGCCGCTGACGCAGACCAAAATGCTGCACCAGTTCATGAACGAACACGGGCTACCGGTGAAAACATCATTGCAACCAATCGGCATCCGTATTACATTACGCCGTAAGCCAATCGTTGAGCAGGTTGGCAAACACAGGAGACTGGCAAAATGAACAAGCAACCCGAACGCTGGCGGAGTAAGGCCACGCGACTGACTTACTTCGTGACAGAAGAAGCAAACGGCAACGTGACTATTACACACCATAAGTGTGGTACTCGCCGCACTATCTCGCGCCTCACATTAGTTCGTAACTACAGGAGATTGACAAAATGAAAATGATATTCCGCAATAAGCATAATGGGCGATTCCTTACCCCGATTGAAGTGCTGCCGAACTATGTGCGCATGTACCATGAAGCCAGCGACCGCGTATTCTGGTACAAGAAAGACACCCTGCATAAGCATTTGCAGGTAGTGCACCACGACGTACGAGTAGGTGATGTGCTGCGTTGTGATGGCAATGACTACACCTGGGTCGTGACGTCAGTCGGGAAGGAATGGATTACTATCGACAGCACCCTGGTGGCAGGCGCGACTATTAACCCCGCCACCCTGGTGAATTACACCCGCGTAGGCCGGAACTATGCGCCTAAGCGCCCTGGTGTAGTGGCGAAAGAGATCACCCGTACGGAACACCCATATACCAAATACGACGAGAGCAAGGTGCGCCAGCATATCGACAACGCCCGGAAAGCCATCACCCAGCAATGTGATGCGATGCGCCTGGCTAATCTGGACGCAAAGCGCTTTGGCATTGGCGTGCTTCTGGTCTACCCTGACGGCAGCATGAAGTCTACCGATCCGCGCGGGGTCGTTCTGAGATGAATAAATTCGATTTAGTGCGGGATAGATTAACCCGCGATTTGTACCTGGTTGTCGCCGTGACCAATTACCGGGTTAAACTGCGTAATACGGCGACTAAGCAAGCGCACTGGGCACCTCGCCATAACCCACATCTGGAGGTCGTATCTCGTGTCGGCTGTGATTCGTGATGTGCTAATGCATAACCGCTTTGAGATTGGCGGTCGTGTATTCCGTAACTACTTCGTTGCGCGCGCCTGGGCGCGCCATATTGGAAAACCGGAGAGTGAAATAAAATGCTATACGATGTGATATTTTGGTTTGGTTTATTCTGCGCAATCTTACGGGTTGGCGCTGTTACCCTGGTGATTGCAGTCTGGTTTATATGGCCTGCCGTCGAGGCTGTGAGCATTACGCGCATGACCTTTGCCTACTATAAAAAACAAGGCATCACGGAACACTCCAGTCGGCTTAAGGTGTGGTGGCTGTGGTATCGCGATATGCTAGGAGGAAGGCGATCTGAAGCAATGCGGTCGCACGGTTGGGAGTGGAAAGGCGTAGGACGCTGGTCAATTTCAGAATAATTATGCAGTCGTGATATAGTCCCCAGTGAGGTTTAATCTTACTGGGGCTTTTTTATGGAAGTTTTCCACAAATTAGAAGAATGGGTAATTATCGCCGCTGCCGGTGTGGCGGGTGGCTTCGTAGGTGCGCGTATGCACCCGGAAGCTGCACAAGGACCGGTAAACTTTGTGCTGTTCGTCATCGTTGGCTTCCTGTGTGCTGTATTTGGCGCACCAGCCATCGCCGAACTGACCGGCTTGACCAGTCAGCGCATGATCGCAGGTCTTGGATTCGTAACGGCAATCTTCTGGATGCCGATTGCAGCACGGATCCGCGAGCTAATCGCTAATGCCCGCTTTCCGGGAGGTGCCAAATGATTTTCGGCGTCGATGTTTGTGCGTGGTTTGGCGTTCTGTTCTTCCTCATCGTCGGCGTGTCGTCGCTGTACAACGTCTACGCCGCATCCGTGAATGACGGCCTTGTCGGTCGTGTGCTCTATCTCTTAACGGCAGTCTTCTGCGTGGTCGGCTTGATGCAAACCGGGCATGTGGAGAACGCTACTATCAACGCCATTTGCTGGCTGTTTGCATTGCGCACACTGCGCAATGCTGTTTTGAAAGGTGTAAAACATGCAATTTAGTGAGAATGGTTTGCGGTTTACTGCCGCATGGGAGACGTTTAGCCCGGTGCCCTACTTCGCCACGAAGAAAGAGCAGGAGCAAGGTCTTTATACCTGGGGCTTCGGTCACACTGGCACTAACCCGCCGCGCAGCATTACCCGCGCTGAAGCGATGGAACTACTGCGCAAGGATATTGCCATTGCTGAGAAGTTTGTTCAGCGGGCGATGCCGATCGGGGCGTTCAACCAGGCCCAGTACGACGCGCTTGTGGATCTGGTCTTCAACGTAGGGCCGCGCGCCATCGGTGCTAATACCGGAACTGGTCGTGCAGTTCGTGCCGGTGATATTCAGACGATCCGTGCTAAACTGCCTCAATTCCGTATGCAAGCCGGGGTTGTTGTCAAGGGTCTGGTGCGTCGCGCTAACGGACGCCTGGCACTATTCGACGGTAAGCAGTGGGACGTTGCCGAGCGTATCGGTCGTAATTCAGCTTAAGGGGGAGATATGTTAAAAAGTATTCTTGATCATAATGCGGACGCGCTCGATGCGTTGGCTAAAACGGAAGACGCGGAAGCGCGTCGTATCATTGCAGACACCATCAGCCATGCCGGGGTGTTTGGTGCAAGCCTTCCGGGACCGAAGCCTGATGTGAAGGTGACAAGCGCAACGGTAACGGTAGAGCCAGAGGCGGTTAAAATCGGCACCCAGTCTAAGGCTACGGTGGCGGTGCAACCGGCAGGGGCGACCGATAAATCCGGCGTGTGGCTTAGTGGGTCGCCCGCCATCGCCACCGTTGACGAGTCCGGTAATATCGACGGCAAAACTCCCGGTTCTGTCGATATTATTTGGGTGGCTAAGGATGGAAGCGGGGTGTCGGGCCGCAAAACGGTAGCTGTGGCAAACGCCGAGTAAAGAGCAAGCCCGCCGAAGTGGCGGGCTTTTTATTGCTTGACTTGCAACCAATTAATGGCTAATACTTCTGTCGCCGTGGTATATTGATCGCGGTCAAACTGAATCAGGAAAATATACGATGCACCCTCAAACCAAAATTACAGACGAGCAGTTGATCGCCGAAATCCAGGCGGGAACGACCGCGAAAGATATTGCTAAGAAATACGGGATTGCACTGCGCAATGTTTATATGCGCAAAGCACGCTTATCTAAAAAGGGGATTGGGCACGGTAATGATGCCGTAATTCGTAAGCGCGTTGCCGATGGTTTTGGCGTGAAGCGTGTCTCCGCCCTGGTGCGTGGCAATGGCGAAGAGGTCATGTCATGGGTTATCACAGAACAGGACAAAGAGCGACAGCTTGAGGCGATGCGCGCAGTGCTGGACGGCATGAACAGCGAAATCACACCGGCAGCACCAGTAAGCGCCCCGCCAGTACCGATCCAGGCGCTTGACCTGCTCAACCTGTACACCGTGTCTGACTTCCACCTGGGAATGCTGGCATGGGGCGAGGAGACTGGCGAAGACTGGGATATGGCGATTGCCGAAGACCTGTTCTACCGCTGGTTTGTCGAAGCCTTCGCACGCGCACCGGACGCAGGCACTGCCGTAATTAATATCCTCGGCGATATGGCGCACTTTGATAGTCTCGATGCCGTTACTCCCGCCAGTGGTCACATCCTTGACGCCGACACCCGCTACCAGAAGCTGGTCCGCTACATGATTCGCATGGTGCGCAATGTGGTGGAACTGGCGCTACAGAAGCACCACAAAGTCAAACTGCTAATTGTGCAGGGCAACCATGACGAAAGCGGAATGATCTGGCTGGCGGAGATGTTCGCTACGCTGTACGAGAACGAGCCGCGCGTTGAGGTAGACACGTCGCCAGATGTCTATAAGATGGTCCAGCACGGTAAGACTACGCTGTTCTTCCACCACGGGCACAAGGCTAAATTTGACGCTATCGAGCCGGTCATGATTTCGAAATTTCGTGAGGCGTTCGGGTCCAGCCAGTACAGTTATGCGCACGTAGGCCACCTGCACCACCAGAAGATTGTCGAATCGCGCAACATGATTGTTGAACAGCACCGCACGCTTGCCGCGAAGGATGCCTACGCCAGCCGAGGCGGTTGGATGAGCGGACGCAGTGCAAACGTGATAACCTATAGCGCGAACTACGGTGAAGTAGCACGCTTAACCATTAGCCCGGAAATGTTGAAATGATTAGACAAGTATTCATGAGCACGCAGGCCGCACGCCCGGCTGAATTACGCAAACAACTGGAAGGATTGCGCCGATTCGAGCGCACAGCGGCAGCGGTAGGAATGAGTATGTCGGAACGGATCGAGATACTCACTCAAATTCGCCACACAGAGGGCGCTATCGAGGCAGTTACCGGTATGCTGACAAGATACTACGGTAGACCCGTTTAACCTCACTACAGGCCCGCTTATGCGGGCTTTTTTGTGTCTGCAATTCTCCCTGATATAATCAAGACAGGTGGTTGGGCCACCTCCTATGTTGCCGATGGTCGGCGCATATGTATAAAGGGGTTATTATCATGGCAGAAATCAAAGTAAAAGGCCGTCGTGCGAAGTTAGACGGGCGAGTCGCAGTCACTCCACGCCGCAAACCGGGCGAGCAAACCGAACATACCAATCTCGGACCTGAAATCGAATACGGCAAGCGCCGGAAAGGGGGCAAGTGTGGTCGTCCTACTGATTATCGGTCTGTTTATTGTCGCCAGTTGCGAGATTATTTCGCTTCAGCCGACGCATGGCAGGTCAACTACTCGGACAAGGGCGCGGCGCAAGTCATCCCACGTAACAAGATGCCAACATTTGGGCGCTTTGCGGCGGAAATCGGGGTCGGCGTAGCATGTCTGTATCGCTGGGCGCGTAAGCATGAAGAATTTGCCGAGGCGATGGCTGACGCTATGGAACTGCAAAAGACCTTCCTCATGGAAGCTGGCGGCGTGACTATCGCAGCAGGCTTCGCTGCATTCCTGCTTAAAGCAAACCACGGCGTCCGCGACGATGCACCGCTGGAAGATGACGACGATGATAACGGCGACGTAACCGTTGAGCCGGTCGGTAAAGGGCAGGGCGAGTGATGCGTAACTATGCGGCAGAACACCGCGCACTGGATCGCAAGCTGGCAAAGCGTAACCGACCACCTAAACCTACCCGTGTAGCGCAAGCGGTGCGGCTATACCAGCCGGATTGCCTGCCGCACCAGGTAGAGCTACTCCGAGACACTAAGACCAAAATACTCGGCCTGTGTTCCGGCTTCGGTGGCGGTAAGTCATGGTCAGCCGCCCGTAAAGTCGTCCAGCTTCTATGCCTGAATCCTGGCTATGACGGCATCGTGACAGAGCCGACAATTCCACTTCTGGTTAAAATCATGTACCCGGAATTGGAGAAGTCTTTCGATGAGGCCGGTTTGCGCTGGAAGTTCAACAAGCAGGACAAGATTTATAACGTACTGGTGAAGGGCAAATGGACCCGCGTAATTTGCGAGTCAATGGAGAACTACACCCGCTTGATCGGTATTAACGCCGCGTGGATTGTTGCCGATGAGTTCGACACCACGAAGCAAGACGTCGCGATGGCGGCATATCACAAGCTACTCGGTCGTTTGCGTGCAGGTAATGTGCGTCAGTTTGTCATCGTATCCACGCCGGAAGGCTTCCGGGCGATGTATCAAATCTTCGAAGTGGAGAAGGATAGCCAAAAACGTCTGATCCGGGCGAAGACTACCGACAACCACCACTTACCGCCGGACTTTATCGACACGCTGCGGAGCCAGTACCCGGCAAACCTGATTGACGCGTATCTGGACGGGAAATTCGTCAACCTGACGTCTGGTGCTGTATACAAGATGTTTGACCGCGAGCAGAACGCCAGTACCGAAGAAGTGCAGCCCGAAGACACGCTAATCATCGGCATGGACTTTAACGTCACGAAGATGGCGGCGGTGGTCTACGTTAGACGGCAGCGGGTAACAGAGGCGAAAGAGTTCCGCGACGAGATCCACGCGGTCGATGAATTTGTGGACCTGTTCGACACGCCTGCAATGATTGACGAGATCGAGTCCCGCTATCCCGATCATTGTGCTGCCGGTAAGGTGGTGATTTACCCGGATAGCAGCGGCAAGTCCCGCAAGACGGTCAACGCGTCATCTTCGGATATTGCACAACTGGAGGACGCTGGCTTCGAGGTGGAGTATGACAGCGTTAACCCGCCGGTAAAGGACCGCCTCATTGCCATGAATACGATGATGTGTAACTCGAAGGGGGTGCGCCAGTATTTTGTGAATATGGCTAAATGCCCTACACTGGCAAAATGTTTAGAACAGCAGGTTTACGACCTGAAGAAAGGCGAGCCGGATAAAACCGCCGGTGTGGACCACATGAACGACGCCGCGGGTTATCCGATTGTGCACCTGTTCCCAGTGATTCGACCTATTGCCGTTGTTCCGACCGTCGATTTCTACTAAGAGGATAATTTAATGTCTGTAAACGTAGACAACCAACATCCGCTCTACGCGCGTATTGCGCCAGAGTGGAAAATGATTAGGGACTGCGTTGCGGGTGAAAGGGCCGTGAAAGCGTGCGGCCCGCTTTACTTGCCGTTTCCGTCCAGTGGCGATAATACCGACCCGAAGGCAAAGGCCCGATACAAGGCATATAAGCAACGTGCTGTATTCCTGAACGCCACCGCCCGCACACTGAATGCGTTGCTGGGTATCGCCTTTGCGAAGCCAGTGTCCATGAATCTGACCGGTAAGATTGCCGAGCTTATCGACGACGTAGACGGAAGCGGAATGCCATTGCCGCAGTTATTGCGCGGTGCGATGTCAGAAGTGCTGCAATCCGGGCGCGCTGGTTTTATGGTGGACTATGACCGCCAGGCGCATTTTGACGAACTGGGTAACGTAGTGCCGCAGACAGCCGCCGAGATGGCGATGCACCGCCCGCTCATCAAACTGTACTCGGCAGAACAGATCATCAACTGGCGACAGACCCACGGCAAAGACACCTTGATCGTGCTAAAAGAGTGCGACGAAATCAGCACTGAAGATACGGACGATTTCGCAAACCACGAAGTCACGATCTGGACCGAGCTACGCATGGTCAACGGCAAAGCGCACGCCCGCCGCTGGTTTTTCAACGCAGATACGTCCGAAGTGCAGATGGATTTACCGCGCGGCTTTACCAAAACCGACCTGGTGCCTCTGGTGGATTCAGCCGGTCGCGCCCTGGATAGCCTGCCGTTTTGCTGGTGTGGTGCGGTCGATAACAACGCCACCCCCGACGCCGCGCCGCTAGCAGATATTGCGTCCATCAACATTAAGCACTACAACGCCGAAGCGGACGTTGCCGAGATTGCGCACATCGTAGGCCAGCCGACGCTAATCACAACCGGTCTGACCCAATCATGGGCGGATAAAAACCTGAAGGGTGGCATCGCGCTTGGTGCGACAAAAGGCGTTATCCTGGGTCAGAACATGGACGCAAAACTGCTGCAGGCAGAAGAGCGCAACCTGTCAGTTGCCCTGTGTGAGCGCCGCGAGAAGCAGATGGCTAAACTTGGCGCGGCGCTGGTGGAGAAGGGTAGCGCACCTAAAACGGCAACAGAAGCGGCCTACGACGCGCAGACTGATAACAGCATTCTGTCACTGATTGCCGGTAACGTTGAGAAGGCATTCAACAAGGCGCTTCAGATCGTGCAGTTGTTCACAGGCGACACCGCCGAGCAGACTGTAACCCTGAACAAGTTCTACACCGAAATCACGGTTGACGCGCAGCTAATGACAGCAATGATGTCTGGTGTGCAGACTGGTACGGTCCGTCTCTCCGATTTCATCAAGTGGATGATGGCGCAGGGCGTAATCGACGATTCGCAGACTGTAGACCAGGTTGAAGACGACTTGCGCAATCAGAATCCGTTGCCGCAAATGTCCCCGGATGCGGTAGACTTGGACGATGATGAATCGGACAAGGTAGAAGAAGATGCCGCAGAAAATTAACCAACGACTGGCGGATCGCATGATTCGCCGTCACATCTTCACCCAGCGCCTGAGCAACGAACAGGCGCGTAAGGTGCTGGCGCTGTGGCAAAAATTCCGACCTGCGTTACTGGGTAAGCTGACCGAGTTACTTGATGGTAAAAAGTCTATGAACAATAAGGCGCTTACCACACTGCTAACCCAAATCGACAAGACGGTTAAAACCGAACTGCGCAACGAGTTTAAGGTGCTGGCTGAAGGTCTGGCGGAGTTCGCCGATACCGAGGCTGAATATCTGACCGACACATTAACGGCAGCACTACAACCGGCGCTTTCGGTCCCTGCCGTTGAGGTGGTTGGCGTTGTGACCGGTGCGCAGATTGCAGCGACGGCTATGAAAAACCCATTCCAGGGAAACACGCTTTTGCAGTGGCCTGATTCTCTGTCAGAATGGACCAGAACGCAGATCAGTAACCAGGTGCGCGCTGGATTTATCCAGGGCAAACCTACTATGCAAATTATTGCAGACGTCAAGCGCGCATTGGGCGGTCGTAGCGCGCAGGCCATTTCAAGTGTGGTCAAGTCTGCGGTTAACCACTATGCGGCGACCGCACGCGAATTAATGGTAAAAGCAAATGATGATATTCTCGACGGTCGCCAGTGGCTTTCCACACTGGATACTCACACCTCAACGCTCTGTCAGCTACGCGATCGCCTGTTTTATCCGGTTGATGTTACTCCCGAAACAAAAGGGAAACGGGACGGTAAAGTGGTGGCTGGATCACAGTATGGCGCTGGTCCAGGAAAGCTACATTATTGCTGCCGTTCGACTGAGACGTGGAAAGTCAAGGGTATGGAAGATTGGCCCAGTGGTAAGCGTCCGGCACTGAAGGCTGACGCGGGAAAACTGCTAAGTGAGCAGGTTAGCGCTAAAACGGACTTCTTCTCCTGGGTACAACGGCAGCCTCGGCATATCCTTGAGGAATTATATGGGGTGCAGCGCGCAGACCAGATCCTGCGGGGTGTGAAAGTGCCGACCATGTTTAACGACGCAGGCGAGCTAATGACGACTCAACAACTAAAAAATAAGGGGTTATGGCGTGATTAAATACGCAGCTATTGGATTGATTCTCGGCATTGTAATTGGATTCTGGCAAGGTGACAACTACCGTGCTGGCGTGGTGGCGGAGGCGGCGCAAGAAGCGCAAGCCAAAGCCCAGCGGCAGCAAACTAAGGTGATTCATAAATCAGTGCAGAACGAGCAGGCCCGCGAGGTGGAGTTCCGCACCGTTGAGAAAGAGGTGATTAAATATGTCACGCGTCCTGATCGCGATAATTGTAAGTTTGATGCTGACCGCGTGCGGATCAAGCAACGTGCCGTTGATGCCGCTAACGGAATCGGCAATTAAGCCGCCGTGTAAGTTTGAGCCGCCGTCGGAAGACCCCGACGAAGATTTAGCGATTGATGTGCGAAATATGAAATGTGGGGCCGAGCTAAGGGCGCAAGTGCTGGATTTGCAGGAATTAATTAAGGGGCCGTGATGGCCCCTTTTTGTTAGCGCGGAATGCCGCAGATTTCGTTTAGTGTTTTCACGTCAAGCGCTACCGCCGTTGACTTCTTCTCTTCCTGCGGGATGAACTGTTTAACTTCGGGCCACGCCTTAATAAGTTTGGTGTCTGTAGTGTACTTATTCAAAGTACCCATCACGGACAGCTTAAACTCATCATATTTTGCACGTAAATCGCGGCGCGCCTTGTCGTTCTTATCCAGACGTTTGCAAAACTCATGATCTGCCGGGTAATCTGCACGACCCCTCGGCATGTAGATCGGCACTTGCTCGCCTTCCTCGTTGAGTTCCACCAGCGCCGCAAGTAGCGCCGTCTCAAACCCTGGTACGATTTCGCCAATATCAGGGGCCATCATGTTATTGAATTTATCCCCCCAGTACCCGCGATGGCAACGCCAGCTATAGTTATCGCCACTTAATGACAGTGTGCGAATATTCCCGCCCATGTTGACTTCGAACGTTGCGTCATATACAGACCCGATGCCGTGGGGCATGTCTTTGTTATGGCTGAATGTAGCGCGGCTGGCGTACACGCTTATGCTAAACATATTGTTGTATGTGTCTTGAAAGCTGCGCATCATTTTCTGCAAACCGACGAAATTGGTAACACCTTCCGGCATCTGATCCAGGGTGATAGCCATAGCCAGGTCGCGCGATTCGGCCATTATCTTTTTGGCCTGCTTCGTGATTTCGTGGTCTTCCAGGATGTTAGCCAGAATCTGCTTTTTAATGTTTTGGGTCAGTCTCATCGTCATTTCCTCATTGGTTGGTGTGCAACCAATATATTGCAACCAACCCCCGTATGCAAGCAAATTTTGCGATTATTTTTATCACTGATAATATTAGGGGCGTGAAGTCGAGCGGGTGGCCCGTTCTGCCACAATCCCTGGGGGATGTTATGAAACTGACTAAAGCAGAATATGACGCGTTGCCAGAAGGCATGAAGGCTTTATTTGTTGCCGACGGTGACGGGTACAAGGCGACTTTTATGACCGCCGAAGAAGTACAGGCCGAGATCAAAGGTCTGAAGGATAACAATGCAAAGCTGGTAGGTGAGAAGAAGGCAGAAGCCGAACGCCGTGCCGAAGCGGAGCGCATCGCTCGCGAACGAGAAGAAGCCGCAGCGCGCAAGAACGGCGACCTCGAAGCGATCGACAAGTCATGGAAGGACAAATTCGCTAAATACGATGCGGATACGCAGGGCAAAATCGAAGCCTACCGTAAACAGATTCACGATCTTACCATCGGCAGCGCAGCTAAAGACCTGGCATCAAAGCTGTTCGGTAAGAATGCTGGCATTATGCAACGCCACGTTATGGACCGCCTAGCATTGGAAGACGGCGAAGACGGCAGCCTGAAGGTGCGCGTATTGAAGGACGGCAAACCGTCCGCACTGACTATGGAAGAACTAGAAAAAGAGTTCCGTAGTAACGAAGATTTCGCATCCGTCCTGGCTGGTACTCCTGCCGGTGGTGCGCCGAGTAAGCCGACCCACGTCATCGACGATCCGAAATCTAAGATCCAGATGGGCCATAGCTTCGGCATTACTGACCTTACCAAACAGGCCAGCGATATTATCGCCAAACTGGGCGACGACGAGTAAGCAGGTTGCCCGCGAAAGCGGGCAATTTTGCGAGCATGAAAAATTAGGGTAACATTAAAAGCACTGGGCGATTGCTCTCTACTCAAAGGATAAATTTATGTCTTTAACAGTGTTCCAGCGTAAACTCGTCACCGCGGTTACGCAAATGATCCCCGACAACCTTAACGTTTTCAACGCTGCCGCTAACGGCGCAGTTGTTCTCGGTACTGGTGAAGTGCTGAAGGATGTTGTCGAGAAAATGTCCGTCGGTTTGATTGCCAACCTGGTAACTGACCGTAACGCCTATGCGCCGGTCGGTACTCCTGCCGATGCGAAAGTGCTGGCGCGTATGCTGACCAACTCCGTCAACCTATCCGCGAAAGTGGGTCCGGTTGCAATCACCAAAGCTATGATGGCTAAAATCGAAACCAACGTTAACAGCGTTGCGGCGGAGATTGCGGCACAGGCTACTCAAGCGATCTTGCTGCACTACCTGAAAGCGGGTATCGGCGCGGGTAAAGCTGCGATCGACTCTAACGCGGCAGCGAAATATACCCAACCGGAGCGCGTTGATGGGGTAGGCGGTCGTACCTTCCCGACCCTGGCAGACTTCCCGCTGGCGGCGGCTAAGTTCGGCGATCAGGCATCTTTGATTAAATCCTGGTTTATGGACGGCGTTACCTGGGCTAACTTCATCGCCTATCAGGCGCTTCCTTCCGCCGAGCAGGTCTTCGCGATTGGCGACCTTCAGGTAATGGGTGATGGCTTAGGCCGCCGCTTTATCATCTCTGACGCCGCCGCCGATGCAATGGGTGCGGGTAACATGTTGGGTCTTGTTCCGGGCGCGGTTGCCGTTACCACCAACGGTCTGGACATGCTGGCGCAAGAACGCGGTGGCAACGAGAACATCGAGCGCTGGTGGCAGGGTGAGTTCGACTTCAACGTGGCGGTTAAGGGCTATCGACTGAAAGCGTCAGCACGCGCAGACGTCGAAGGCGTACGCTCTTTCAAACTGGCAGATATTACCAATACCAGCAATTGGGAACTGGATCAGGGCCAGGTTGATAACGCGCCGTACACCACCCACGACGTAGGGGGTACGGATACCGAAGAATCCTCATCTGCACCTCTGAAAGAGAAAGGTCGCCGCCGTAAGCAGGACGCGCAGGCCGTACCTACCCGTCACATCAAGGAAACTGCCGGTGTGCTGGTAACTCTGACGGCAACTAAAGCATCTTAATTGGTGCATACCCAAACGGGGCGGGCTTAAGCCCGCCTTTTTTATAGGAGCAATAACATGTATGGCGACCCGCAAACATTTGTAGACTATGCCAATGCGCGAGGCGTAGAAGTCACGCTGGGCGATGCGACGCAGCACTTGACAGTCGTTAACGACTTCCTGAACGGCCTCGACTGGATCGGCGACCCTGCGGACCACCTCGGGATCGATGCGTGGCCTCGTATAAATTTCCTCTCCGACGGTAAGCCGGTGCGAGACGCAGCTACTAAAGACGTACGCACTGTTCCGAAAGGCCAGAAGGTCGAGTTTTCGGCAATCCCCGTTGCCGTTGAGCAGGCTGTTTATCGTCTGGCCATGGCGGTGGCTGACGATATTGATATTTCCCCGATCGGAAGTGGGAAAGAGACAATCCGCGAAACGGTAGGCCCAATCACGATGGAATACGACCCCGCCACCATTGGCGATTCCGTATCATTCCCGTGGTGGGACGGTATGCTTGGTTATTGGCTGAACACCGAAGGCAACGCCGCCGGTAACTTTGACGTATACAGAGGTTAATTATGAATCCCGCAATCATCGTAGCTATGCTGGCGGCATTGGCTACTAAAGAAGACGAGCCAGAAGTGGAACAACAGGATCCAGACCCGGAGGAAGGAGGCGAAGACGATGGCGTGCTTTGATTATCGGGCGCTGAAGCGGAAAGTTAATCCGCTGATTAAGAAATTTGGCATGAAGGTGATGGCATCACGTCCTGGCGGCGTGGTGCGCGTGGGCGGCGAGGAAGTGGTGACGCCGCCGTTATCGTTTGAAATCGTCGGCCTGCGTGAAGAATACAAGCCGCATGAGATCGACGGCACGCGTGTCCTTTCCGGCGACGTTAAATTCTTATGCCAGGCTACCGAGCAGTTGCAGGTTGGCGACACGGTTAGGCTGAATAACATCGACTACCGCGTGGTGAATCCTAACCCCCTGCAACCGGCAGCGACTACAATGCTGTTCCAGTTACAGCTAAGGGGCTAACGTGGCAGAACAGTATTCTTTCGCGGCTACGATCGCAACGTGGGTAGAGAAGACGAAAGAGAACAACGATAAGGCAGTGCGGGCAGTGGGTATGCAAATCCTCGGTCGCCTTATCGAGATCTCGCCGGTTGGCGACCCGAAGCGCTGGAAGATTAACCGTGCTTTCGCCCTTGCGCGGGAACACGCTAACCAGGTAAACGCGGCGCAGCGCAAGAAGAACGGCGGCAAACTGAAGAGGGGGCAGAAGAAGCACGCCAGCGTACTGGTGAGCTTCAAAACTAAATCGGGCGCGGTGACTTTCCGCCAGCGTGGCTGGGCCGCTAAGAATTACACCGGCGGGCGATTCCGTGGAAACTGGCAGGTATCGTTTGACCGTCCGGCTACCGGCACAGTTGACCGCATCGACAAGGCAGGGACCGCCACACTTGCCGCAGGTCGTGAGATTCTTGTGCAATACGACTCGGACACTTACGGGTCGATCTGGTTTACTAACAATGTGCCGTATGCGCAACGGCTGGAATATGGCTGGAGTAAACAAGCGCCCGCTGGCATCGTCCGTGTTGTGGCGGCAGAAATTAATTCAAAGGTGTGATATGAGCAATACGAAAATCAGGAAGGCGCTTAATAGCGTAGTGGAAGAGTTAGCCTCGGAATTGCAGACCGGCACGCGCACTATCCGCATCAACTGGGAGAACATGGCGGGCGACCACGCAGACGGCAACGGCATCTACCTAGAGCCGTACCTGCTACCCGCCCCGACCCAGTTTGTCGGCTTACAGCAGAAGGGCCGGATCTATGCGGGTGTGTATCAGGTTGCCGTAGTATTCCCTGCGGACACGGGCACGCAGTATGCCAGCGAACTGGCGGACACCATTGCCGAGTCGCCGAAGTGGCAGAACGTGAAAATCGACGGCATGACATTCCAGTTACAGGACGCGCCGTACACTAGCCCAGTGACTGAGGATATTGACGCGGCGCGCATTGTAGTCACAGTTATGTATCACGGTTGCGCCTGATTTGTCGAGATTAAGCGCGTGCGGTATCATTAATCGGAATAACTAAACAGGAGCTTTCATTATGGGTTATCAACTTCCTAACGGGTCCAGCGTCCAAATCGGGTCCGTACAAGGCGCGGGCATCGCCGTAACGGCAGCGTCGAACGCGGAGGCGTCTATCAGCGATCTGACGCAAGGCTGTGTAATCACCTGCGCGGAGTCGCACGGTCTGACGGTTGGCGACGTTGTTATGTTCACTAAATCCCCGTGGGTACGTGCACTTAACCAGGCATTCATTGTTGGTAAAGTGGAGACCAACGACGTGACGCTGGCGCGCTTCGACACGTCCGATACTTCTAAGTATCCGAACGGGGCGTTCCAGGTTGGCACACCGGGCGAGATCGTGAAGATTTCGAGCTTTATCGACTTCCCGTTTATCACTAACGTTGCCGTATCCGGTGGCGACCAGCAGACGACTACCTTCCAGCCGTTGCAGGTGAATACCGCTATCAGTCTGAACACCACGAAAAACCCGTTGGTCCAGACGTACACGTTCACCCACGACGAAGAAGACCCGATCCGTCCGATTCTGGAAGACCTGGACGACACGCAGAAGACCACGGTAATTAAATTCACTAACCCGGCAGCGTCCAGCGGTAAAGGTGAAATCCGTATCTATGCGGCTAAGGTGTCTTTCCAGAAGATTCCTTCTGCGGAAGTGAATAACGTAGAAACGGTACAATCCACTCTTACCATGCAGTCAGAAATGGTTATTTACCGCAAAGACCTGGTAGAGGCCTTATCCTGATTTGGTCGGGTAAATAGCGAGTGTTAACATGGGGGCGTAAGCCCCCTTTTTATTGGAGAAAATATCATGGCTAAACAATCCCTGTTCACCCTCGATCCAAAACCGACCTTCAAGCTGCCGATTGAGATTCCGCGTCCGGGCGAGAAAGAGCCGGGTAAACTGACTTTCACCGTCCGCCATCGCCCGATTGATGAGTTTTCGCAGACCATGCAGGAGACTGAGCGCAAGCTATCAGAATATGACCAGAATGACCCGGATGGTTTTAACGTTATGGTCGAGGCCATCATGCACGTCGCTGAAGGCTGGAATCTGCCGGATGAGTTCACCGAGGAGAACGTCCGCCGCCTGGTGGTGAACTACCCGCGTGCGTTCGGCGTGTTCCATACGTCGTACTATCTCGAATTGATGGGCCTACGTGAAAAAAACTAATTGAGGCGGCGCGACGCTTTTATGGCCCGCCGCCACCGGCCGAAGACCTTGCCGCGAGTTTATGGGGTGCGGCCCCTGAAGATATTTGCCCGCCAGTTGCATTATGGCCTGATAACGTCCAGGTAGTTGCCGTTTTCACGGACTGCTCGACGCAGTGGCGCACCGGTTTTAATGGTGCATACGGCATCGACTATGGCGTGCTGGAATGGTTGTTTAAAATGCACGGCATCGAAAACGAGAAGCGCGCTTTTAAAGATATTAAGTTAATGGAGCGTATCGCACTCGACGAAATCGCAGCACAACAGGCCGGGTAATTCCGGCCTTTTTCGTAGCGGGACAAGCGGGACGTCCCGTTTTTATCACACCCATCCCGCCCCACCGAAAACTGCATACCTATTCAGAAATACTACATAAAACCAAAACGGGACAAAAACGGGACAAGCGTGGAGTCCCGCCTCAAAAGTGCATACCTATGCAATTTTCGCGCATAAAACAAACGGGACAAAAACGGGACAGATTCCACGCGGGACAGAGCGGGACGTCCCACCGTCCCCGCCAGTGCTGCCGCGGTTTTCAGCCGATCGGGACAGGCGGGACAAAGCCCAGTCTTTCAGACTAGACGGGGGTCAATGGCCCCCCTCGTCTGAGACTGAATAGGGTTGGTTGCAAAATGACTGATACAATACAAACGGCAACTTGCATAAAAAGGGGGACTGCATAATGGCAGATCAAGCCGCAGGCATTACGCTAAAGGCGGACGTGTCGCAAATTAAATCGGCGAACAATGCGCTCGACCAAATGGCGCAAAAATCCGATAACACCGAAAAGAAAGTTAAGAAGCTAAACGACACCCTCGGCAACAATAAGAAGGAGTCGTCTGGCGCTGCGGATGGGATGGGTAAGTTTGCACAGCAGACTGAGCGCGCCGCCGATGGCATGACCAAACAGGAGCGATTGGCAAACCGGTTAGGCATGTCAACCAAAAACCTCGGCTTAGCATCACGCAACGCTGCATTCCAGCTTCAGGACATTGCCGTAACGCTTGAGATGGGTATGCCAGTGCACCGTGTCATGCTTCAGCAGTTACCGCAGCTTACCGGTGCGTTTGGCGGTATGGCTAACACCTTGCGTTATGTTGCAGGCGTACTCGGTCCGGTAGGGATCGGCCTCGCGGCATTAACGGCAACGCTTGGCGTAGGTGTGGCTATGACCACGCGTGCAGATAGCCAGGTTGCGGCGCTAAACAAGACGCTCACTCTTTCAGGTAACATTTCCGGCCTGACAGCTAACCGAGTCCTGGAGCTTGCCGAGAACGCCGAGCGCATGGGTGGGACGTTCCGCAAGACTAAGGACACCATTCAGGCATTGGCGGCGGCGGGTGTGCGCGCCGGGTCAGACTTCGGCGCACTGGCTACGGTCGTTAATGATTTCGCCAGTGTATCAAGCGAGCCAATCGAAGACGTCGTTACGGCGGTAGCCAAACTGTCAACGGACCCGGTAGGCGGCTTGCGTGCATTAGCGGACCAGTACCACGTCGTTACGGAAGCGCAGATCCAGCAGGTGCAATCGCTCATGGACGCGGGTAAAGAGACTGAGGCAGTTGCGGCAGCGAACAAGATCGCAACCGCATCATTCTCGGATATGACCACCGAGCTTAAAGCGAACATGGGTACGCTTGAGCGCTTAATGAAAACGGTCACATCAGCAGCGAAGTCTATGTGGGATGCTATTCTGGATATTGGCAGGGCACAGTCGTCTAACGAAGCTGAGATGGAAGCCCGCGAGAAATTGCAGCGACTGACCACCGCCTACTACGTTGAGCAGAAAGCGGTTGCTGAGGCTGGCGGCAAGATGACCGAGGCACAGAAGGCCCGGATCGATATGCTGTATAGCGAGATGGTAGCCCAGGAGAAGGTAGTTGCCTCCGCCACGCTGGCTAACCGCCAGAAGCGCGAAGAAGCACAGACCGCCGAGCAATCGGCTAAAGCACGGCAGCAGGAAAACCAGGCGGCCCGTGAACTGGCGGAGCTTGATGCTAAATACGCCACCAACGCCGAGAAGCGTGCGAAAGAACTGGCGAAGGTAGACCGCTTGCTGAAGTCCGGCACGATTTCGCAGGAGCGCCACGCCGAGCTTGTCGAGCAGATTAACAAGATGTATAAAGACCCCGCGCCTAAGAAGGCCGCTGCCGTTCGGGTAGACTCCGGCCTGAAAATGCTTGAGAACGCAAAGAGCGAACTGGCGCAACTTCGCGAGGCTGGAAAGTTAATCACCGCCAATGCTTCAAACCAGACACGCACACAGCGCGCACAAGCTGCCCTGAGCAAGCTAATTGCAGATAATGAGCAGTTAGTCGCGGCGAGCAAGTCCAGAGCGCTGACGGCAGCGGAGAAGCAGCAATTAGCCGAGTTTGAGAACGTACGCGCGGTGCGAGAGCAAATCGTCGCGGAAGCGAAGCGCCAGGATGAGGTCGAGAAGTCCGTAAAAGCGCACGCGCAGATCGACGCCTACCTGAAGAATCAGGACGCCGAACTGAAAGCCATTACGGCAGGCTACGCCTTATCGACCCGCGAAGCATCTAACCTGCGGGAAGAGATGCAGCTAATTGACAGACTGAAGCGCGTCGGTGCTTCCGACACAGATATTGACCGTGCTGTTTCAAAGCTGCGCGAAGTGCAGGAGGCGCAAACCGGCGCTAACGCGTCGTTGTGGGATGGCTTCAGCCGCGGCCTGAAAGATAGCGTGGATGACCTGGGTAACGGATATACGCAGATGGTATCCGCGACAAAATTCACGTTCGGCGCTATGATGGACACGATGAACGAGTTTTTCGAGACCGGTAAATTCAACGCGAGGGATATGATTAAATCCATCCTGAGCGAATTTATCAAGCTGGCTACCTCGCAAGCGTTTAAGTCCGTTGTTACCGCGTTCGGTGGTGGTGGAAAAGACGGACTGTTTGGGGCGATCTTCTCCGGCCTCACTAAGAACGCCGACGGCGGAGCGTACGCAGGAGGCAACCTTTCCGCGTATTCCGGGCAAGTGGTGAGCCAGCCTACCTTTTTCAATTACGGCGTTAAGGCGTTCGCTAAGGGCGCAGGATTGATGGGCGAGGCCGGGCCAGAGGCCATCATGCCACTGAAGCGCGGGCCGGACGGTAAGCTGGGCGTTGCCGCAAGTGGCGCGGGCGGAGGCGGCATCGTTGTGACCACTAACGTCAACATGGGTACGGGGCAGGCCGACACCAGCGTTAAAGGGACCGACCCACGAATGGGCCAGGTATTTGGCAAGCAGATCACGGAAGCGGTTAAAGCCGAAATCGTGAAAGCAACTAAACCAGGTGGTGTACTTTATAAACGATGATAAAATGGCCCTCACACACAACGTGAGGGCTTTTTTATGGCACAAGGTACAATCACCGTAACGAAGGGTAGTAAGACCGTCACAGGAGCAGGGACAGCGTTTTTAGGGGCATTGGGTAAAGTGTTCTTGCTGGCTACCATCGACGGCAACGACTACGTTGCTAGAATTGCAGCGTTCAATTCAGCAACGTCTATCACACTGGTGGACAACTGGCCCGGACCGACTAAATCCGGCGCTGCGTACGAACTGATTGAGGCGCACGACCCGCGGGCTAATGAGTGGCCTTACTACTGGCATATGCAATTGCAAGGCGGTGGCGACGTGCAGCTATCCTTCCGATCCGAAGAATTGCAATTCGGCAACGGGTACGGGCAGAACATCGCCGACGGGCCGAACGCCGAGACGAAACAATTCCCGATCCAGTTTGTCGGCTTGACTAACGACAAGTGGAATAACCCGAAGCTGGTTTATAACTTCCTTCGTGCGCATTTTGTGCGACCGTTTATTGCCACCGCGCCGGACGGGGAGAAAGGGCTTTACGTTGTAGAGCGGTCTAGCTTATCGTACACTGACAACGGACACTACACGGCAACCGTAGCCGCGACACTTAAAACAGCCATTGGATTCGTGCAATGAATAAACTTTACCGTGAGGCAACACGCTTTGACCCGTCAGGGCGCGTTCGCCTGATTCACATTGATGCGCAGGACGTCGAGCCTGGCGACGGCGCGATCGGGGCAGGCCACCACTACTTCCACTATTGCTTTATCCCGCACACTGCGGAAGATATTGCCGCTGCCGGTGGGGATGAGTCTAAGCTGAGGCCTAAATCACTGTTCTTTGACGGGCAGGAATATGAATTTTGGCCCTTTGAGCTAACCGGCCTTAATTTCTCCACCTCAACGGCAGCAGATCCGCAGCTAACAATCGTCGATATTGGCGGCGTTATCACTCGCTTGTCACTGAATCACGACCAGCTACTGGGTGCTAAGGTTGAGATTATCGACACGTTTGCAAAGTTCCTGGACAATGGCGCAGATCCAGACCCGACACAGAAGCGAGTCCAGGAGTTTTACATTGATTCGCAGGTCGGGCGAAATCCTGGGCGACAAATTACGTTTGCGCTATCCTCACCCGCGGATATGGAAGGGCAGGTTGTCCCGCGCCGTCAAATCATGAATATGTGCGAGTGGGCGCTTAATGGCAAATACGCCAGCGGGGATGGGTGCACGTGGAATCTGGCGGCCCCCGGCATCAAGTATTACGACGAGCGCGGCAACGAAGTCATTGCCCCGAACATGGACCGCTGCGGAGGCTGTTTATCGGACTGCTATCTGCGATTCGGTCAAGGACTGGCAGACCCGAAATCGGCGGTGCTGGACTTCGGCGGCTTCCCCGGATCTAAACTTATCAAGGGGTAAACATGTTAACTAAGAAAGTGAGAAGTGAGATTGCCGCGCATGTCGCGGCTTGTCTGCCTGAAGAAGCGTGCGGTCTTGTCGTCATGGTTGGGCGTAAGCAGGTTTTCGTACCCTGCCTGAACGTGTTCGAAGACCCTACCGGAGAGCGCACCCGGAAAGACGCATTCACAATCAGTGATATGGCCTGGATGGATGCCGAGGATATGGGCGAAGTCGTGCGCGTTGTACACTCACACCCCGGACAGCGTGAGCTAACCCCATCGTTGGGTGACGTAAACGGATGCAACGGCAGCGGCATTACCTGGACCATCGTTAATGAGTTTGGCGACCTTATCGAGATCGACCCGGAAGACCCGCCACTGGTAGGCCGCCGTTTTGTGCTGGGCATTACCGATTGCTACGGCCTCGTCATGGACTGGCACAAGAAGAATGGTGTAAACCTGCCAGACTTCCGCGTTCCGTATAACTGGTGGGAGACGGGGGAAAACCTGTATATGGACAACTGGCACAGCGCCGGTTTTCGTGAATGCCCTGAGAACACGCCAGGGGCGATGGTAATCATGCAAATCAGCGCATCAGTACCAAACCACGCGGGGATCTACCTTCCGGGCGACCAACTCCTGCACCACATTTACGGCAGCTTGTCCAGTGTTATCCCGTTCCGGGCAGGCTTTTTCCGTGAAAATGTGGTTAAATGGGTCAGACACAAAGACCTACCGGAGAAAATTGCGATATGGCAATGACCACTTTTAAATTATACGGCGTCTTAGGACGCCGTTTTGGTAAAGAGCATAAGCTGGACTGCTTCACGCCGGGCGAGGGTATTACCGGTCTGTGCGTGAAATTACCCGGCCTACAGGAGTTTTTAATGTCTGCGCACCTGGACAATATGATGTTCAAAGTGCGCAAGGGTAATCACACGATGAGCGGGACCGACGAGCTAGGCGAAGCCCACGGCAACCGCGTCATTACCATCGCGCCAGTAATGACCGGTGCGAAAAGCGGATTAGGCCAATTGCTGGCGGGCGTGGCTATTGTAGTGGCCTCGTTCTATACTGGCGGGCTTGCTGCTGCCGCTTTCGGTGCTTCCGCCGCTACCGCCGCCGCGATCGGGACTGCGACATTCTCGTTCGGGATGTCTATGGCGCTGGGCGGCGTTATGCAGCTACTGTCACCGCAGCCGAAAGGATTGCAGACCCGCCAGGACGTGGATAACAAGGCATCGTATGCGTTCGGAGGGCCGGTAAACACGACTGCGCAGGGGACCGCACTTGGTGTATTATGGGGCGAGCGTGAGATCGGCGGCGCTATTATTTCTGCCGGTATCGTAACTGAGGATTTACACGAATGACTATCGTCTACTCCGTAACGGGCCATAAGGGTGGAGGCGGGAAACAGCACACCCCGCAGGAGACGCCTGATAGCCTGCACTCGCTGGCTAAAATCCGCATTCTGCTCGCACTGGGGGAAGGGGAATTTGAAGGCATCCCTTCGGCAGCCGAGCTACGCAAGCGCGTCTACCTAGACGGCACGCCGATCATGAACGAGGATAACTCGGAAAACTTCCCTGGCGCACGCGTTGAATTTCGCCCCGGAACACAGCACCAGGATGTGATTCACGGATTTTCAGCCGTGGAAAGCGAGTCATCCGTAAACGTCAAACTGGAACAGGGGACGCCGTGGGTCCGTCAAATCACCGACACCAGTCTTGACGCGGTGCGCATTCGCATCGGTATTCCTGCGTTGTACACCAACGAGGAAAACGGCGATCTGGTTGGTGGGCGCATCGACTATAAAATCGTGGTGCACACCGACAACGCTGATCCGCGGGAGTTTAACTTCGCTGCCGTTGGTAAAACAATGTCGCTGTATGAGCGCGACCACCGCATTGAATTACCGCCGAACGTTAACACTAGCTGGCGCGTCGAAGTGCACCGCATTACGCCCGACTCCACCTCGGCGAAAGTGGTAAACGATATTCGCGTGCAGTCAATCACTGAGATTGTCGACGCCCGTTTGCGCTACCCGCTAACTGCGTTGCTATTCGTCGAGTTCGACGCGAAGGCTTTCCAGAATATCCCGCGCGTGTCTATCAAGTGCAAAGGCCGCAAAGTGCTGGTCCCTAACAACTACGACCCGATCGCGCATACCTATAGCGGCGACTGGGATGGCACCTTCAAGCGTGCATGGACGGATAACCCGGCGTGGCACTGGTACGATATTTGTATTACGGAACGTTTCGGACTCGGTCGTCGCATCAAGCCGCAAATGCTAAACCGCTATGCGCTCTACCAGATCGCCCAGCGCTGCGATCAGAAGGTTAGCGACGGCAACGGCGGACAGGAAATCCGGTTTAAGAACGACATGTACATCCAGTCGCAGACCGACGCATGGACCGTACTGAAAGACTTAGCCGCCATCTTCGCCGGTATGACCTGGTGGGGCAACCAAATGCTGAATATTGTCAGTGACCAGCCGGTCGCTGCGGTTTCGCACACCATTACTAATGCCTCCGTTATAGATGGGCGATTCGATTATGCGTCCGGCAGCCAGAAGACCCGCTATTCAACCTTTGCGGTGGCATACGGCAATCCGGCTAACCATTACGACGACGCAATCGCTACGGGCCAGCGTGTGGAACTGGTGCGCCGCCACAAGATTAACCGCCTTGATATTACGGCGATCGGCTGTACGCGTGAATCAGAAGCGCAACGCCGCGGGCACTGGGCGCTCATCTCAAACCAGCTTGATCAGCAGGTGAGCTTCAAAGTCGGCATGGAAGGTCTGTTCTTCATCCCCGGAAGCGTGGTAGCTATCGCAGACACCAATATTTCTGGCGGTTTCGAAATCCGCGGCGGGCGCCTACTGGAAGACCCCGGAACGCGCACGGTGCTTAACACCGACGAGGAAATTACATTCCGACCAGGTGATAAATTCCTGGTACGCACTGCGAACGGTAGTGTCGAGACTCGCACAATCTCAAGCGTAAACGGCAACAAGGTTACGCTATCAAGCGCACTTGACGCGGACCCGATCCCGTTCCAGCCGTTTTGCGTTGACGGTGATGATATTCAGGTGCAGAAGTTCCGCATCACCGATCTGGAGTACGACGACGCGACCAGCACTTTCTCTGTGCGCGGGATTGAGTACAACGACAGCAAGTATGATGCCGTTGATAATGGCGCGCGTCTTGACCCGGGTATCTTTACACAAATGCCGGACGGTGTGCTGAAGGGGCCGGAATCCGTAACCATTACCCCGTCGCAGATTTCAAGCCAGGGCCAGCTAATCACCAACGTGGATATTGTCTTCCCGCCGGTGAAAGATGCCGTTGTCTATGAAATCCAGTGGCGTAGGACCAGCCTTCAGAATATGGCGGTGCAGTGGGGTAACGACTGGGTAAACCTGCCTCGCACGCCGTCAAACGGTGCGCACATCCCTAACGTGTTTTCCGGTAACTACCAGGCGCGCGTCCGTGCAATCGGTATGGGTGAGATCTCATCTCCGTGGGTCGAGTCAGTCATCACGCCAGTAGAAGGTCGTCTCGGCGGTCTTAACGCGCCTATCATCACCAACGCGATTTCGGGCCTTCACCAAATTTTATGGAAGTGGAATCACAACAACGCCGCTACGGACATTTCGTACACGGAATTGCAGGTACGCAAGCCGGGTACTGAAGAATGGCACTTCCTCACCAACGTGCCGTATCCGGGCGCGGACTATGCGCAGACGTCGCTTGAGTTCGGGATCTATCAGCAGTTGCGCGCACGCGTGTCTGATAAAATCGGCAACCTGTCAGACTGGTCCGCGCCGTTTGAAGGCCAAGTGAGCGATAAAGTCGATGACTACATGAAGGGACTCGACGACGAGTTTTTGACTTCGGAAGATGGTAAGCACTTCCAGGAGCAGATCGACACGTTCCCGCAAGGCATCTATGAGTCAATGCTCACTGACGCGCAGCAGTTGTTTAACGCCCGCGCCGAGTACAAAGGGATTTACGCCGAGATCAAGGTGGCTTATAACGTCGCTGCCGACGCACACCAGGCCGTCGCGCAACTGGAAACACTGGTAGGCACTCGTATTGACGACGCGGAAGCGGCGATCCACACGCTACAGACTGCACAGAGCACGCACGAACAGGCGTTTGCCCAGTACCAGCAAACTGTGTCAGCGAAGTTTGGCGAGCAGGAATCGGCGATTCAGCAGGTTCAGACGGCAACGAGTGACGTAGCCAGCGCACTGGCTACCTATAAAACACAGGTAGCCGCGCAGTTCGGGCAGCAGTCAGCCGCGATCGAGCAGAAGATGACGTCCACGTTTAACCACTCCGGCGGTAGCGCAACGTACAGCCTGAAAGCTGGCGTGACGTACAACGGGACGTATTATGATGCGGGTATGCAGCTTTCGGTTGTTGCATCAGGCAACGCGGTTAAATCCCGCATCGCGTTCAAAGCGGACCAGTTCTACATTATGCACCCGTCGAACGGCACGCTATCCTCGGCGTTCATCGTAGATGGCGGGCAGGTGTACATCGACACAGCACGAATCAAGAATGCGTCCATTAACTTTGCGCAGATCACGGACACATTACAGTCCAATAACTTCGCAGGAGGTAGCCGCGGGTGGCGAATCCTGAAGAACGGGCAGGCCGAGTTTAACGAGGTAACAGTCCGCGGCAACCTGTTCGCTACCACCGGTAACTTCGGATTCTCGGGCGGGACCGTGACAATCGACAAGACGGGTGTTAACGTGCCGATACCAGGCGGCGGGAGGGTGAAAGTCGGAACGTGGTAAATGCGAAGGGGCCAAACGGCCCCTTTTTCAATACATATTAGGAAGGACAATAAGCGGCGTCGGAACAGCGACGTTTCGGTTTGGCATCTGGAATTGCTGCCGTGAGTAGTTACCGACGACGCGGCTTTTTGCGATACGCACTTTATTACCCGCCATGCGTATACCGTTCATGCGAACGTGGTTGTATCCGCCATTATTCTCGATCAGCGTGCCGGTGTAGGAAAGCTGAATCATACTGTTTCCAATATCCTGGTCCCCGGTGCCAATATTAATCACGCGATTAAAAACGAATGGCTTCTTAACCGTGGAGAACGTGACCTGCCCCTGGTTGTTGGTCATCGTGATACCGGCCCCCGGCTGAGGTGGAGTATTGTTAAATATAGCGAGGTCCAGATCAACGGCAGCCGCCACGTCGTCAATCCCGCCGTACGAGGCATTGCGGACAATGATATTGGTCCCGTCGAAAGCGACAGACACGTTGCCATCATTCCATCGTGCAAACGGGATGCCGCTTACCGGCAATTTCATACTCCCGTTGACGCGAACGCGACCCACATACTGGCATGTCATCAACTTAGCTACGTTAGATATGGCGGTGAAGTCGGTAGAGTTAGCCACCAGAAGCCCCGCATTGCGCGACCCCACCGGCAGCACTTCCATAATAGTGCCGGACCATTGAGGCAGGCCGCTATACGCGCCGAGCGCATCAGCACCCCGAAGCGTTACGCCGTTATTGCCGTTCCGCGATACGGACGTCACGTACATAGGATCAGGGATTACCAGGGTCTGGTCGAAGACCTCCACCACTTCAACCGGTCGGGTAAGAACTACTACGACCTGCGACCCCGGCGTTAATGGGGTGTTGATTGTTAGTGTTTTATCAGACTGACAGCGCTGATTGAAGTTAGCGCAAAAAGACGGGGCACGAAGCCCCGCCGTAATCTCCATTCTCGGCCTTCCATCGTTATATTCGATAAGAATACCTGCACCCATTATTACCACTCCCGTGATTTAACTGATACTGTACCTGAGAAGTTACCGTCCGCATCGGCGGACAATCCAGTGTAGCGCATGTCAATGTCTCCGGCCGCGACCTTTTGCCCATCTACATAACGCAACATGCAGCTACCGTGCACAACCGTAATGCAATCGCCGTTGTTGCGTTCTGCGGCGCAACCAGATAAAAGAACCGCACAAATCATAATTAAAGTTTTCATGGTATCATCCCCTATATTTGGTTGAGTTTTAGTATTACACCGCTCAACCGGGATTGCAACCAATTTAAGAGGATTCAGCTATGGCAGCGGGTACGCTATCCGTAACGAACAATAGCAAGGTGGTAGTAGGGGTCGGCACAACGTTTACCGCGTTTAAAGCGGGCGACTTCTTAACGCTGGTGGTAGGACAAGTCCCCTACACCGTGGCAATCGCGTCCATTGAAAGCGCAACCGCGCTCACGCTGGTTCTGCCGTTCGACGGCCCAACGGCAACCGGCCTTGCGTGGGATGGCGTTAAGCGCGATACCATGTCGCTGGCAACGATGGGCGTAACAGTACAGGCGCAGAAAGCGTTGCGCTTGATGATCGCAGATGAAAACAACTGGCGCGCAATCTTCGGCGACGCTGAAGAAATCACAGTGACGTTACCTAACGGGCAAGTCATGCAGGGAATGTCATGGGGATACCTGTCGGAATTGCTTAAGAACGTAGACCCCGTTGAGATGCGCGACCTCGCAGCGCAAGCCGAAGCATCGAAATCCGCAGCGCAAGGATTTCGGGATGAGGCCGAAGGCTTCAAAAACGATACCAATACAATCAAGACGCAGACTGACCAGATTAAGGCGGATACGCAGGCTATCCACGACGCCACCAATACCATCAAGACGCAGACGGACCAGATTAAGACTGATACGCAGGCCATCAAAGACCAGACGAACCAGATCAAGACTGACACCGGCGTTATGAGGGACGAGGCCAACACCGCGAAGACGGACGCGCAAGCTGCCAGCACAGCAGCGCAGGGATTCCGCGATCAGGCCGAGGAGTGGGCGCAAAGCGTTAACGCGGATAACTTGCTAACAAAATCAGGCAACCTGGCGGGACTCACCGACAAACCGCAAGCCTGGCTTAACGTTCGCCCGGACGGGGCAACACCACTGGCCGGCGACCCTGTTGGTGACTACGACGCCACGACAAAGCGCTGGGTGCAGAATCTGATCAACACCGGCACTGTCGGCCCTACAATGAACGGCGTCATGAACTATGGCGTAGGTGATTTCCATTTACGGGACAGCCGCGCGTATATTCAACCTTACGAAGTGGTGTCCGATGGTCAATTGTTAAACCGAGCTGATTGGCCTGAGCTTTGGGCGTATGCGCAAATGCTGTCGCCAATTAGTGACGAGACCTGGCTGGCAAACCAAAATCAGCGCGGAAAGTATTCTACGGGTGACGGCACAACTACCTTCCGAGTGCCGGACCGTAATGGCGTTCAGCCTGGGTCAATATTCGGCTTGTTCTGCCGGGGTGACGGCGGGCAAAGTGGCAACGATGGGTATATCTACGAATCAGGAGCACCTAACATCAAAGGCCGCATCGAATTACACGGCGGCGGGTCAGCAAGTATTATCAACGGTGCAAGTGGCGCGTTCCTGGGGGCTGGCGGTGCGGCTTCGCAATATCGATCGCCAGGCGGGCTAACTGTTAGTAACGGCGCGGTATCATACGGCATCATTAACATGGACGCCTCGAAGGTAAACGCGATCTACGGGCGGACCGTATCGGAGTTGCGCCCGAATAACTTCATGGGCGTGTGGGTTATTCGAGCGTCAGGCGGATTTGTTGCCGCTAACACATCGTGGTCGGTAATCAACGGCGACGCCACTAAACCACCATCTGGCACTACGGCAGACGGCGGAAGCATTGTGTCTGAATATCGTGTTGGCACTTCTTTACACTCGGAAGCAAAGCTGCGCGTCCGTGCGAATATCGACGGTGAGACTTACGCCCGCCTGGCGATCACTAACCTGGAGACGGCGCAGAGTTCAGGCATTGACTTCAACACCCGCGGCGAGATGACCCTACCCGGCAAGTTTACGGTGAACAGTCCAGGGTCAGATGTCGTTGGTAGCCTGGCAGTAAGCCGCAGGTCTTACCTGCAATTTGCATTCGAACCGTACTACACCGTAGGCGAAACCGTGCCGAATGACGTCGTAGGCGGTAGGACGTTCTTCGAACCGGCACTAGATAAGAGCGGCACTCGATATTTTCGCCTGTTTATGCGACGTAAGGATGGGAACCGTACCGGCGAAATTATGATTAACTTCCCTACTGCCGTATCGGGTACTATCGCGCTGCAAGGTACATCGGGCCGCGAGTATAAGAAAGATATTGCCGATGCGGACGCAAGCGAAGCTATGGGCCGCATCAACAGCCAGCGCCTTGTTAACTTCGTGTATAAGGATGATGAGCAGGCCCGCCAGCGCTTCGGTATTATCGCCGAAGAAGCGGAGTTAATTGCGCCGCAGTACGTTAAGCACCACGAGTTCCCGATCGAGGATATTCTCGACGAAGACGGCAACAAGATCGGGGAGAAGATGACGGACCGCCCATCCATCGACGTTAACCCGATCGTAATGGACTTGATGGGGTGTGTTCAATATCTAAATAAGCAGGTGGAGGATTTGAAGGCCGAGATCGCGGCGTTGAAGAAATAAATAGAAGGGGCCAAACGGCCCCTTTTTCATTGTGCAGCTTCCCAATCTAACTTTCGGCGTATTGCCGGACTTTCGAAATACTCCTTGCCGTCTACTTCAACAATAGGCCAGTCATTCACAATGACGTACGGATCTGCGACCTCTTCGATTATGCCGGTGGCTTTATGTTGTCCAAACTCAACCAGCACCAGAATCACACCGGCAACGCGGCGCTCCATGTACTCGTATGCGCAACGCGCTTCAACCAGTCCGCGACGTATGCCGGTGGTGGCCTTCACTTCGTACGACCAGACGGCATCAATAACCTGGTCTTTATAGTCTGGTCCTACTTTCACTTTGCGCTTACCCAGCATAACCACATCGCCACGATTCATGGTGTTGCCGCTGAAAAGTCCGGTGCGCTGGAGCAAGCCTTGCGGGATACAGCTACGACCTCCTGTTTGCCCTTCCAGATACATCCCCGCGAACATCTCGCCCAGTACGCCGACGAGACGGCTTTGCTTGCACGCGTCGGAACGGTTGCGCCAGTAGTCAAATTCGATGCTTGCAATCAACGATGCCAGATGAAATGCTTTGCCAGTTAATTCATATTCGCCATACATGATTAAACTCCTTCAGGTTGCGGGCCGAAGCCCGCTATTAATGATTATTTAAGTGCGTTAGTCACCAGTGTTTTTTCCATCTTGCGGAAGTCGTCCAGGGTCATCTGGATTTTAGACCCGTCTTCACCATGCAGCGTTACCAGCGGTTGAGTTTTAACTAAAACACCTTCCGGCAGCTTCCACGCTTCGACAGTTTTCTTAACTGCATCCTGGAAAGCGGTGGCGGCGATCTTGCCATCCAGCTTAACCGCTACGCCCTTCAGGCTGTCAAACTGTGCTGCCGTTGTGTCGATCTGGATCTCGTCGTGCACGGTGGCGTATGACTCGCCCAGTAGCGCCGCATACGCCACTAAATCCACAATGTTATCTTCCTGGTGCTTACGGGTCTGGCGGACCAGCTTCAGGCAAATCATGAAGACCCAGGCTTCTTGCTCGGTAAGGTCGCGACCGGTTAGCGCGTTGAATACGGCAGCAATCTGCTTAGCGCTGCGTTCTTCTTTGGTGTCATATCCATTTTCTTTCCCGCGCTGTTCCATAGTGGTGGCGGCGTTTTTGCAGTATTCGAATGCTTTCATGGTTTGTCTCCTTTGACGCGAGGACTTCGATCGACGACTAAGATATTCATTTAATTCACCTTCGCTCATTATTTCGATTTGTGCGCTGCCGTTTGGCGGCACTTCTTCAAAGATTATCAATTGCTGGCATTTGTTGTTACTCGGCCCGGCCTTACCGGTGACGGCGTGTATAAACCGGATCCGCCAGTCCAGCAAAATAATCAGGTTGGCGGTTTGCCTTGCCAGTTTGGCCCACTTCGTGGTCGTATCCTGGTTGAGCAACATTACCGTCTTACGCCCCTGTGATGCGCAAGTCACCCACGGCAGCGGGTCGGAATACGGAGGATTGCACCACTTCCACCCGGTTAACTCTGACCAGTCAGCATCAAGCGCGCTGTGCTCTTTCGTGAAGTAGCGCGGTAATAGATGGTTGTGGTCGCTCGCCGCCATGTCGTAGCGGAATTTAAACGCCTTGCGCAGTGGCTTAAATAAAGCTGGCGGCGTGCGCCAGCTATCCTTTTGCTCATTCTCCGTCATGCTGTGGGTCCAGTGCGTAAAGTGGGATTTTCTTGTCGCTGGTAAGCACGCGTTTTAAACGGTCCAGTTCCTTTGGCCCTAGCGGACGTGAATCAGAATAGTAGCTGCCGTTTGCCCGCCACGCGATAAGCACCAGGTCTTTACGGTCGATCTTCGTTGTGCGTCCTTTCGGTCGGACGTATTCTTCTGCACGTTTGCAATGCTCACGCAGACCATCGGCAGTTAGCCGGGTGAGCGATACGGATGTTGTGTATCCGGTGCGCTGCATAATGGTAATCAGTTCGCCCAGCAGTTCGAATCGCTCTTCTAACTCCTTGCGGACCTTCTCTTCACCTTCATAGCTTGCAAGATAGGTGTTAGCCAGCGCGGTAGCGCCTTCTGCTTTCTCACGGGCTTCAAGACACTGAGCTACCCAGTACGCTTTTTCTTCTTGTAAAATTTTCATTATTTAGTCTCCGTCATGCGAATTTCTTTGCGTGGTATAAATTTGCCGTTCATCTCAACCCAGCAAGTGCCATTGCGCCACTGGGTGTTACGACCTGTTAGTTCTGCGTAGACAATACGGCATTCATATTTATCGAGGTTATACGTGCAGGAAATCGGCAGCAGGAGACGAAAGAATAAGAACAGCACCATGCACACCCAAAAACGTAAATCACCGTCGTGATCAAAAAAGAATCGTCTCATCGTTAAATCCTCATATTAAAAAGGGCGCTCCCTTCGGAACACCCTCAATATAATGCAACCAATCTTGCAATGCAACCAATTTATGCAAAGAAATTTGGATCGCTCATCACATCCACAAGATAAAGGTTGTTAAGGCGGTTGCCGTAGTGGCCTGGCGTGCGCTGACGGCACACAACAGCGTAGCCCGGTGGGATGGTATTTCCGGTTGCCAGAATCCACGCCACGCGCGCGCCGTTTAGTGATTTACCGTTGTATTCGATGCGAGTGCCACCATCGGCAGTGTTAAGGCTGCCAATCTTCTTACCGGTGGAATTGAGGCGGATAACGCCGGTCTGGCTATCGTAATTAAACAGTTGTTTGGTCAGTGCTACCGAAAAATCAATTGGTTCAAAGATAGTGTTCATTTTAAATTTTCCTCATTGACTGCAATCGCGAAGCCGCGCGGTGTGAGCGACCTGATTAATTTAGTGCGGGCGGACTTGCCGCCGAGCAGACTATACTGCTTGGAGTACCCTTTTTCAACGAAAACAGGTCTCTTCTCCGGCATCCTGAAGCCGTTTCCAGTCCATAAGCAAGTCAGCTTCGGGTAGGAATCACGCGCGTTGATGTATTCCGGGAATAATGGGTGCACATCGTCTTCCGGCAGGTAGCCGCCATACTCCCACGGGTTAAATGAGTGGTCTGGCTTACGCCACTGGGTGGATAGCACACTGCGCGGATTCTCTATCATGTACGGCACCTCGAAGAAGTCACCGAGAAATGCCGCAATCTTCGCTGTGCGCACTGCCTTAAGCTGGAATGCTGGGTCTTTCGCTCGCTTGCGCAGGAAAGCTGGCGCGCCGCTAACTGCCAGGTCGGTGCACGGCGGAAAGGCGTAAATAATATCCGGCGTGCCAAACTCACCCGCCACAGCGCGGTCAACGAAGTCCAGATCGATAAACACGTTCTTATACCGAATGCCGCGCCCGTAAAGCCGGTAGTGATTGTAGGAGCCGTGGTCGGCCCCGTCGAAGTTAAAGCAGGTGCACTTATGCCCCATCTCGGCAGCACGCTCGATCATAAGGCCGCTGCCGTCGAATAATGACCAGATATTCACTTACGACCTCGCTTCTTCTCTTTCATGTATTCCATCAATTCATCCTGAATATCGCGCTTACCATCACGGCGGCTTGCCACTAACTCGTCGAGCGTGCCGCGGGCCTGGATAATGTAGACGAATACCGGGCGCGGGTGGCCTGCCTGCATCTGGCGAACTGGTCCGATACGTTCGACAATCTGCGCGAAGTGCTCGAAGTTCCACGTATCCGAGAAGATAGCAAGGTGGTGTCCGCCGTCCTGTAAGTTAAGACCGTGGCCTGCCGATGCCGGGTGTGCAAACATGATCGGAATCTCGCCCCGGTTCCACGCTTCCATATCCTTAACGCCTTGCTTGCCCTTACCCATTGCGACACCCTGCGGGAATTTCTTCTTAAGGCGGGCTAGGTCATGCTTGTACTGGTAGGCCACAAGCAGCGGTGCGCCGTTAAGTTCTTCTACGATACTTTCCAGGGCGTCTAGTTTGGCGTCGTGGATTTTCTCCCACTCGTCGGTACGCTCTCCGTCATCATCAACCTTATATACCGCGCCAGATGCAAGCTGGAGGCATTTAATCGTCTTAGCGGCAGCGTTGGCGGCTTCTACTGTTCCGCTCTCCAGTTCTGCAAATAGCTCGCTTTCAAACTGGTCATAGATCTTGCGGGCTTTCTTAGGCAGGTCAACCAGTACCGGCGTATAGATCGGCTTGTCGCAACCGAAGTATTCAGCCGCGTCAACGGTTAGCGAAATGTCAGCCAGCTTTGCGTGAATCTCTTTTTCGGAGTTTTTCAGCGGGGCGTGCTGCATAGTGAAGCTGCCGGGTGCAACCGGCTTACTGATAAACCAGCGGTCGGTGAATGCCTTATAGCTACTGCCGAGGCGTTCGCCACCGTCAACAAACCAGTTTTGCCCCCACACGTCCTTAAGCCCGTTTGGTGCTGGCGTGCCGGTCAAGTTAATCCAGCGCTTGACGTGCTTATGTGCGATCGCCGCCAGTGCGCGGGCGCGTTTACTGCCCTGCTTGCTGCGGTAGCCTTTTAGCTTAGTCGATTCATCGGCAACAACGACTGTAAAAGGCCACTCATCGCCGCAATAGTTCACAAGCCACTCAACTACATCATAATTGACGCACACGACGTTAGCGCCGCTCTCAAGCGCTGTAATGCGGTCCTTCTCTGGTCCAGTGCCGTCTACTACCTGAAGCGATGAGAAGCCCCATTTATCCTGTTCCGGGGGCCACGTACCGGACGCAACGCGCAGCGGGGCAAGCACCAGCACGCGGTCTTCTCCGTGATTCAGGATGCCGGTCTGGAACATCTTGTTTAGCGCCCACATGGTAGCGCCGGTCTTTCCCGATCCCATCGTCGCCCAAATATTGCAGCGGGCGTGTTTAATGATGAAAGACGTGATTAACTTCTGGTACTCGCGCCTGCGAAAACGTGCCATCTTGTTACGCCTTTTTCCAGACTTCTGTTTCATGGTGCCAATTCCTCGTCGTAGCGGTCCAGTTAGATTCATGCCCTACATGCACACCGGTCGCCCGGAAGCCTTTAAACTTCTGCCAGCACACGGTCAACGGCAGCGGTTCGCGCATTGCGGCGATATACCATACGCGATCGCCTGGTTTGCAGTCGCCCAGTGTGGTAAGGCGGTAATGTTCTTTCATCGTCATGTCTCCAAAAAAGGCGGGACTAGCCCGCCATGTTGATCATTCGCGTTCTTCACGATAGCGGCGCTGCCGTTCTTCACGATAGCGGCGCTGCCGTTCTCGTTCGGCCTTGTTCCGGCACGATTTACACTGCGCGCGATACCCATCCGGGCTACGTGCTGTTCTGCCAGTGTACTTATGAAATTGCGATAGCGGTTTAACACAGCCGCATTGGCTGCAACGTTTTTCTTCAATCATTTTATATGCCTCGTTAGTCCTAACCTGCACACTATAACTTTATGCGACCAATTCCGCAACCAATAAATCCGCGTCGTGGATGTTGTCAATTACCCGAACATCAGCCCCGCGCTTAGCCATGCGCTCATGTTCCCGTACCTGGTGCGGCTTCGGCTTGCCTCCGGGGCGCTTCACTTCGACGAATACAATCTTGCCGTTGATGATAATAATCAGGTCGGGCGCGCCTGTGCGCCCTTCCCATGCCATCTTGCGGCAGAATCCACCTACCGCTTTTACCTTTTTCATCAGGTGACTTTGCACCTTGCCTTCAGGAGTCATTATTTCCTGTACCTGTACATTATGTCGCCTTCAGCGGCGAGTGGAAAACCTTTGGCCCACACCGGCAGATCGCACATTAACCGGCATAATTCATCGGTCGTGTAGTCGTCGGTGTCCGGCACTTCGGTTATCAATTCATCGTGAACTGACAGGACGATTTCATAGCCAGCCGCTTCGACACCAGGCATAGACCATGCGAGAATATCGCGACACAGCGCCTGCACAATGTTTTCCGTCAGTTTGCCGCCGTAGGTGTACTGGAAGCCCCACTGGCGCGTAGTCTGATTCTCACCCTGATATTTAATGCGGGTGCTGGTTTTCTTCTTACCAGTATCCTCATCGACTTCGGTCGTGACAGACAGCGCAATGCCCGGATAGCTCATGATACGACCCGACGGCAACTCCACTTTCAGCCACCAGCCTGGCGCGTCCGGGTCGTCCCTCTCGTCGTCGAACGTTGGGTCGTGCTTAGCCTTCGTGCGCATGATTTTAAGCGCCTGTTTGCCGTCTGGACGCACGTTGGCACCTGCCCAGTATGATTTACCCGGATTGCGGATTGCGCACAGCACAGCGTCTTCCAGTTCGGCCCAAAATGCGACCGTTTCCGGGTGAGACTCACGCCACATACGCTTGATTGCATCACAGGTCAGCCACACGTTCTTCGGCAGGATGTAAGTCGGTCGCTCGTCCTTCTTGCCAGGCTTTGGCGGGCGCTTCGCTTCGTTAATCTTCGCGTACTCGTAACCGCGTTTAGCCGCGGCCCAAATATGATCCGGGAATGTGCCCTTCATTACGTCCGCCATCGCGAACAGGTCAAGACCTAAGTTTTTGGCAAACTGCAAGAACGCCGCAACGCCACCGCCGTAGCCGAGGCCCAATTCACACGCCTTACCGATCTGGCGGAGGTCTTTGCGGTTGGCCTTGATATAATCCGGGTCGAGGCCGAACATCTTACCGGCAGTTTCGCAATAAATATCGCGTCCCGCCTTAAAGACCATCAACGCAGTTTTCTCGCCTGCTATCCAGGCAAGGCCGCGCCCCTCCACGTTGGAGTAGTCAGCTACAACAAACTTCTTACCCTTAGCCGGGATAATGCAGCCGCGTACGGTAGATGCGGTTAGCTTCGATATGTCATACGCCCAGTGGGCGGTCCCGCGTAACAGGGAATTGATGCCGTTGGTGAGCATGTGCGACCGGACCCAAAAAGACACGTCGCTTTCACCTTCGCGGCGCTTAATCTTCCCTTCGTGGTCGTCACTATACTCGCCGCGCGCCAGGTTTTGCGGCTGGAAGCCCTTACCGGCCCAACGCAATGTACGCTTAGCCCCGCCATACTGCAGACAACCACGGCGGCGACCATCGGAAGACAGCCCATTGACGAGCGGATTGTATTTGGTCGATGCCGTTGATGACGCACCGAGGCGCATTTCAATCAGCACTTTGCCCTCATCCGGGAAGTCAGGATCCGCAAGAAGGTCGTGCAGCGTGGATTTCTGCGCATTATGGATAGTGAAAGCCGGAGCAATATCGCGCAGCAATGGCAGGAAGTCGTTGCCGGTTAGCTTACCGCCAAACTTCTCCATAGCCTCTTCTTTCAGTTCTTCTTTGTGCGCTTCCACGGCTTTAATAGCGGCGTAGGCCAGTTTGGTATCCACGTAGAATCCGCGGTCATTGATCAACTGGTCAATTGCCAGTATCTGGTCTTCCTTCGGAGTATTACCCCAATCCGGGATACGCCAGTACACTTCACGCATTGCGATGATGTCGTATTTCGCATACTTGAGGAATTTGGCCCACTCTTCCGGGTGAGTCTCACGGGTATAGCGGCGGACCTTGTAAGTCTTCGGCGTTGGCTTACAGAATCGCTTAATCAGCGCCTTGCCTGCTTTATCCTTCGCATGTTCAGCATCTACGCCCAGTACCTGGCATTGCATATCAAGGCTGCCGGGTAATGCGTGACGGAAGGCCATAATCATGGTGTCTTCGATCTGGCTAACTGGTAGGTCAATACCCCACTTCTCACGGATAACCAGGCGGTCAAACAGGAGGCCGTTAGCCATGACGATTTTTGCTTTCTTGCGGGATACCCGGCGGAGCGCCTTGCGAAGTTCACGCGGCATTTTAGTGGACTCGGTGCAATCCCATGTCTGCACGCGGCCCTCGTCTATGGCGTAGGTGCAAATCATAATCTCGGTGGT